GCCGCCGACCGTTTGGGCTTCGGTGTAGAACTGGGTTCCGGTCGCTGCTGCCAGTGACGATTGGAACGGGACGAACACCACCGCGCCCGCGCCCGCGAGCGAGTGAGACGTTGCGGCGCCGAACGTCTCACCCCCGTCGCTGGATACCCGGCTCTTGATCGTGCCCCCGTGGTTGTAGAACACGTCCACCTCGCCGCTCGAGCGAACACCGATAGCCGCGCCGGAGACGTTGGTCGCTTCCAGTTCCACGTAATCGGTGACGCTCGCCGGTTCGGGGGTGCCGTCGCCCCGGTAGACGCGCAGGAGCCCGCGCTCGCCCGTGTCGGTCGGCCCGCACACCAGAATGAGCAGGTTGCCGTCGCGCGTGCGCGTGAAGTCCAACACCTTCCACTGCGGGACGACCTTATAGACCAACTGCACGCCGTTGATGTAGTCCGGGTCGGAGCGGTCAATGTACCACTGCCCGGTAGCCGGCGCCGACGTTGCCCACGCCTGCACGGAGCGGCCCTGCGTCCAAGTGAACGGAATGATCGTCGGCATCCTAATACCCCGCTGCTCCGGCTAGTCCGCTCTCGGTGTTGGCCCGCCGCATCGCTTCCCGGAAGAAGTCCATCAGCGCCTTCTCGCTCATTGCCGCGCCGTTCAGGAACATCTGCATCACCACCGGCTTACCGGCTTGCGTGGCAGCGTCCCGCGCGAGCGCCTGCGCTTCCGTCACGGCCCGCGAAGTCACTGGAGTGTTCTGCGCCTGCACTTCCAGCGCCCCGAACTGCTGGTTGAGCATCAACGCCCCGCGCCGCCCCATCCGGCCGAATCCGCCCAGCGCTTCGATCACTTGCGACTTGATCCCTTCAGCAGCGAGTTGCCGCCGCCCGCCGTCCATCACGCTCTCCCCCTGCACCGGCCGCAGCGTTTCGAATAGCTGCCGCTCCATTGCGCGAAGCGGTGCTGCTGCCCGTTGCCGGTCGTTCAGGAACGGATTGTTCTTGGCTTTGGCTGCTTCGACTTGCGCGACGAGGTTAGGGAACTCCAACCGCTCGGAGTTCATCTTCTGAAAGCCAGCCATCACCTGATCGCTGATCTCTTTGTAAGCCGTCGCCAACCGCCCTGCGTTCTGCTTCATCTTCTCGGCAGTCCGCTTCGCTTCGTCCGCGGCCTTCTTCTCGGCTCGATCGTGCTCTTCCAGTGCGGACCGGTGCGCTTGCTGCTTCTGGCGTTCGAGGTTGGCGACTTCCGTCATTACCTCTTGCCGCCGGAGTGCCGCGTCCCACGAAGAGCTAACGAGCGGTTCGAGGCTCTTCGCCTCGGCCATTAGCTCCCGCTGCCGCGTCTCCAGCACAGGAACGACTTCCTCGAGTCGCCCCATCGTCCGCCCCTCTTCGGAGCGTGCCGCTGCCGAGGCTTCTGCACCGGCCAACTGCTCCCGGAACGCGTTCGCCCTGAACCGCTGCACGTTCTCCACCTGCTGCTTCTGCAGGTCCGCTGTCTTCTTCGCCTCGGCTTCCGTCTTCTTCCGGTTCTCCGCTACTTCTCGCGCCGCGTCCTGCTGCAGCTTGATCGCGGATCCCTGAAGGCTGGCGTCTTCTCGCTGGAACGCCCAATACTTCTTCGCGCTCTCGGCATCCTCTTTGATGAGCGGCTTGAGTGCTTCCGCTGCTTGCTGGAGTTCCTGACGGCGAGCCGTGATGATGGGGAGCGCGAGCGCCGCCTCTCGCTGTGCCTGCGAGCCCGGAGCGGCCATCAGCGAGGCGTTCGACGCTCCCTGCATCTGCGTGGCAAACTGCCCGCCGCCGGCCGCGTCCAGGAACTTCGCCTGCTTGGCGTCGGCCTTCGAAGTGTCACGCACGAACGAGGTTTGGGGACGTGTCGGTCCGAAGTCCGCGCCGTTACCCTTTACGGACATCGCGCCGCCGACAGGCTTGCCCGGGAAGAACCGGCCGAGGAGCTTGCTGCCGGTACCCACTACTGCATCGGCAGCGGACAGCGGCATATCCTTCGGGATGATCCCCGCGGACTTTAGCCCCTCGCCACCTGCCCGAAGCGCCAGAGCGGCCGCAATCGCCACTCCGATCGGCCCCGCCGACGCTGCCCTGCCTGCGGTTACCGCCGCGCCCCCGACCCCTGCGAAGTCACTCAACGCCCCCGTAGCGGCGCCTGCTGCCTGCGTGGCACGTAGAGACAGCAGCAGCGTTCGAACGTTGACGATGGTGTTCGCCAAGCTCCCCAACGCCAACACCGCCGGGCCAACGGCAGCGACCACTGCGCCACCGATCAGAATCCCCTGCTGTGCCGCATCGGGCATCGCCCGGAACCCATCGGCCACCTTCTCGATGGCCGGGGCGAGTTCTTTCGCCAGCTTGTTCGCGGCCGGCAGAATGGCCTCGCCCACTTTAGCCAGGCTGATCTTCGCGGTATCCGCCAGTTCTTCAAAGCTCTCTTTGGCGCCGGTCGCTGCCGGGGGGAGCTTGGCGAGTGCATCGGTAATCTTGGAGATGAACTCTTCGCTGCTGATCCCCATCCCCTGCAGGGCTTCGGTGTTCGACGTGCCGAACGCTTCCTTCATTACCGTTCGGATCTGCGGGAGCCGCTCGGCAAGCTGGTTGATCTCCTCGGCCTGCACCGTCCCCTTCGATTGGATCTGCGACAGTGCCCGGATGACCCCGCCGAGTTCTTCCCTGCCGGCGCCAATGGTGGCGAGAGCGTTGCCGAACCCCCGCAGCGCCTTCTCGGCTGTCTCCGCAGAGATGCCCGCCGCCTGGAGACGGATGGAGCCCTTAACCGCTTCCTCGAACCCGAGCCCCGGGAGCTTCGACACTTCCCGGAGCCGCACCATCTGAACTTCCATCGCGGCCGAGGAGCCGGTGACCGCCGTGAGCCCGCGGCGCAGGCTTTCCATATCCACAGCGGACTTCACCGCGGCCCCAGCAAACGCCACGAGCGGCAGCGTCACCCCCATCGTGAGCGAGCGCCCGACTTCGCCGGCCTTCGATCCGAAGTCACCCAACCGCTGCGTGAGCGAGGCTACCTTCGGCGTCGTATCCTCTGCCCGTTTGCCCATCTCCCGGATCGCCGCGGTATTCGCTACCAGGGTCGTTTCCATCCGGTCCGCTACAGTCGCGAGACGATCCGTAGCGCCCGCCAGTTCCCGCAGCGCCGTAGCGGTCCCCGTGGCCTTCGGGGCCAGCTCCTGCAGCGTTCGAGTGTCAGCCTGGAGCTTCTGCTGAAAGCCCTTATCGTCGAGTTCTAGCCTGACGGTGACTTTTCCGGCTTCCATAAGAGGGTTTCCGTAACCAGGCGAACAAAGAGCGCGTTAGAGCGTGAGAGGGAGAACCAGATGAACCAGAAGCCGTTGACCAAGTGGGAGATCGTGCAGCAGCTCGGATGGGCGATTACTAAAATCGTGTTCTTGAGCGCGTTCCTGCTGCTATTGGGGTTCTTCTTCTTCGCCCTGATCTACGGGAAGGCCACCGGACCCCACTAGGCCCGGTGGCGCATAATCCGTTCGCGCTCCGCGTAAGCCTCTGCCGCGGCGACCAGGTTACTCCAGCGCATCCAGAACGCTGCCTGCGCCGGCACCGGCCACCCGGGGAGTAGCTCCCACGGTCGGCAGCCGAGATGCTGCGCCGTCTTCAGCACGCTGTAAATCAGCGGGCAGCGTCCGCGGGCTCCACCGGAGTTGAGATACTGCCGGAGCCCGAGGTCCACTTTGGGGAAGTGCTGAAGTCACCCCCGATGGCATCCCACACGCGCCCGACGATGGACTGCGGCAAAGAGGACACTCCTTCTTCGGTGGGTGGTACCGGCACCCCGCCGCGGGTAATGCCCCACTCCGTCACGATGGCAGCCACCGCGGCCGGGACCGTCAGCCCCTCTTGCCGCAGGAACGCGGGCGTGTAGAGGTCGGCGCGGTAGGTGACCCCCACCTCGCGCCCGAACACATCAGCGGTCACGTTCGCGAGGAGCTGCGAACCGTCTTCCAAGTCGATCGTCTTCATCGCTGTCCTTTCGTGGGCTTGCGGCCCGGATATGCGAAAAGGGCCGCTCCCACTTGCGGCAGGAGCGGCCCTCGTCTACCCTCGGCAAATCGCGCGAGGGATCTGGGTTACGGCGTAGCGTCCTGCGCTACCCGGATGCGAACCGTGGCCGTCGAGCCGCTGGCATTCGCGAAGTAGAGGTCGGTGATGTCCGTGGGCAGCGGGCACATCGTAGACGCGCCCCCACCGGTATCGACGGTCGGCCCCGCGAACCACATCAGCGGCACGTTGGCCTGTAGCACGATCGTTTCATCCGGCGTGGCGCTGTCGTTCGTTTCGATCGTGACGGCTTTGTCGCTGACGATGTAGATCGCCTTCATCTGCGACACGTCGATGGCGAGGTTGACGCGGAAGGCGGTTTGCCCGTTGGCGACGGAAACGGTGATGTCCGTCTCGCCCTCGGCGGTAATCGCTACGTCTTTTGAGAGCCGGTCGCTGGTGAAAGCCAAACCGGCGGTGACGGTGATACTCATTCAACTGTTCTCCGCGGGTTAGAGGCTGCCGCCGTTGGTGATGATCGCTTCGACCCAGGAGTCGCCCGTGTCAGCGTGCGGCTCCGGATGCAAGATGAACGTCGCGCCGAACACGGCGTCTTTGTCCGCTCGCTGCGGCGCTTCCACGGTGCAGTAGTGGGTGAACTGCGCCTCGTAGGTGTTGCCGGCGCTGTATTCGTCCGCTGTCCCGAGGATGATCCGCACGAAGCACTTCGTTTTCGCCCGCGCGTAGCCGTGCAGCACGTCCGCGAGCGCCGCGGAACTCTCCAGGGTGAGCGTGATGGTCGGCTCGCCGGCCAGCTTCTTGTGGCTGTCGTAGGAGTCCGTCGCCACGTTCAGCGTGAAGTGGGGCGCCCAACGAGCCGGGTAGTTCAGCTCCACTTCCAGGTGGTTGACTTCCGCGAGTCCGCCGACCGTGGTACCGATCAGCACGCTCGTTAGCGCCGGATCCGCCAACGCCTTCCCGACTACCGTGGGCGTGGCCGTGGGCGTGATGCCGAGAGACAGCTTGCGAGCGAACCCGCCGCCGTTCACCGTCACATCGGACTGGTTGGCGCGAATGCGGACGTTGGTAGTGACGCCGTAAGCCGCCTTCTCCGCTTCGTCATCGTTGCCGGCTTCGATCGTGAGCGTTTTGATATCATCGACGCCGTAGGGATCCGGCGTGTAGGTATACGGACTTGACGCCTGGTCCAACCACATCGAAGAGAACAGGTAGGGCACCGTCAGGAAGCAGAACGGCCCCTCGAATTCGAATGTGCTGTGAACCTTCTGCAGCGACACCCCGGAAGGCCCTTCACTGCCTGCGGAGCGGTGCCGGCCCTGCGGTTCGGACGGCTGGAGTGTCAGGCTGTCCAGCCCCATCAGGCGCTTGTTGGCGGATACTCCCGTGCCCGAGGTCACTTCAACCCCGACCTGGATCCGCTCATTGACTGTAGCTCGGACCATTGAACCCCCTTAACGGGTAGTGACGGGCACCACGTAGACGCCCCCGGATTGGATGTAGTAAACGCCGTTCACGTCGCCGCCGCGTTCGACGGGTTGGTCACGATACACAGCGAGGATGTGGTAAGCCTGCGCGTCCAGCGTGACGGTATCCGTGGCTCCCACGAGCGCGGCGTCGATCAGTCCGCTGATCTTGCGGGCGAGAGCCGGGTTGCGCTCGTTGTGGTGGCACGCTACTAGCCAGCGATCACGCGTCATCATCCGCGCATCGGCACCGGGGACGCGCCGGTCGGAACCGCCCATGTGCGAGATCAGCACGAAGGGATAGGTCGCTCCCTGCTTCCCTGCGTCCGCATAGATGCGGGTACCCACAAGCGCGGCAAGGGCTTCGCTGGCTAGGAGCGTGTCGTAAAGGTGCTTCGCTGCCGCGCCGGTTTCGTTCATCCCCCTGCCCTCTTGACTACTTCCGCCACATCGGCCACGAACCCCGGCTTGACCGCTTCCAGCGCAGGGCCGAGGAACGGGCGAGGTGCTATCCGGCCGTCCAGCGTGCCGAACTCCAGCGCCGCCGCGTATTCTGCCGGGGCGATGACGTGCCGCACCAGGTCACTCGTCCGCTCAATGAACATCGAACCGGCCAATACGCCTTCATCGTTCGCGGGAGCTTCGCCGGGAGCCGACGACTGGTGTTCGCCGTAGATGCGCCCCGTCTTGGAGCCGCCCGTGATGCTGTCCGCTGCGTGTGTCAGCACCTCTTGCGCTGCACTGTCCAGCACCGCCACGAGTTGCCGGTGAACCGACGCGCCCAAGCCCGCGAGCCCCGACACGTCAGCGGTAATGGTCAGGTTGGCAGGCATCGGAGGTAAAGTATCTGCGGCTGGGCGCCCAATGGGCCGAAGGTTGCTATGTGAAGCACGGCGTTCCGGGGGTAAACGTCCAGCCTATTTACGTGATCGTCTTGCACTCGCAATCGATGTTCAGCGGGTTCGACTTCCCATCGTCCACCGAGAGCACTTCGTAAGTCACGGAGCCGACCACGATCCGCTGCCGTGCCGTTACCGCTGTGCCGTAGGGGACGCGCACGATCCATCGCGCGTCACTCGCCTGCCTGCCGCCTTCGAGCTTGTCTCCATACGAGGCTTTAGGCAGCACGCAGCAAGCCACCGAGACCGCTTCGGTCCATGTATCCACCTCGCCACCCTGCCCGTCAGCGGCACCGGTGCGGCTTTGGATGGATGCCGTGAGATCAAAGGTGGTATCGGCCACCGTGCCGCGCATAGCGGTCAGATCCGCCGCAGAGAGCAGTCCCATTCACGTCTCCTCGGTGCATCGTGATCGTTACCGGACGCGCCCGCCCGCGGCACTGTCGCGCCTGCTCCAAGAGCATCGCGTGCTTCTGCTGCCGGCTGAACTGCCCGCCGTTGTTGCCGGCCTGGAACCCGAAATCGAGTTTGACCTTCGCCGCCCACTGCTCCAACACGTCCGCTGCCGCCGCGTCGAGATCGAACGTCTTGCCGACGATCAGGACGGGCAGCGAGGTATCCGCCGCGAACGTCCACTTGCCGACCTGGTAGTCTTCGGCTGACGTCTCCAGCAGCGTGCCCTGGTTGTCGTAGAGCGCCGCGTCCTCTTCCCAGTCGCCCACCGGGGCGTAGAACTCCAGGTAGACGATGCTGCCGCCGGAGAGCGTGTCAGCAGGCGTAAGCTCCAGATACCGCACGTCCTCGCGCCGGCTATCGAGCGCCCGCTGTAGCTGTGTGTCGGACCACGTAGGCGCCGTCGCGTCCGGTAGCGGAGAGGCCGGGTCACCGATCAGGTCCCGGAGACGCTCGATCAGTTCGGCACAGGTTTCGCGTGCTGCCATCAGGTGAGCTCCCGGAAGCCGCGCAGGTCCGCTTCCACTTCGGCCGGCGTGCAGAGGAGATTGAGCGAGCCGATGGTGCCGAACACGTTCGTTCGGTTCCGCGCCCAGTTGTCAGGATTGAACAGCGGCGGATGATGCTCGAAGATCCGGTACCCGGACGAACGCAGTAGCCACATTAGCCGCTCCGTGTGCTCTTCCCGGTCGTTCTCCACATAGATGAGCGGCCGGCACCGTTCGATCGTGAGCATCGCCCCTCGGAGCACTTCACACTCCATCCCTTCTACGTCCACCTTCAGCAGATGGAGCCGCGGCAGCTCCCAACAATCCACCGTCACCACGGGGACCGTCTCGCCGGCTTCCCACTGTCCGAGAGGCACCCCGCCGTAGTTCGCGACAGCCGTATAGTCCAGCCGCGGCACCAATATGGTGCCGGAGCAGTCGCTCACCGCTACCTGTCGCGCATCGACGTTCGAAAGCCCGTTCAGGGCGAGGTTCGCACAGAGTTGCTGGAAGACGATCCGCTGCGGCTCGCAGGCAATCACTCGCCCGTCGTCACCGACGAACCGCGCCAACGGCACCGTGAGAGCGCCGAGGTTCGCTCCAATCTCAACCACCGTATCGCCCGGTTCCACGAGCTGCCGAAAGAGGGCCGCTTCCCCCTCGCTGAACTCGCCGTAAAGCTGCAACGAGCGTCCGACGTAGCGGTCCCGCGGGTTGTAGAGCATCCGCCCGTGTCGGCAATCTCTGGCTTCCACCGGCACACTCACAGCGCCCCCAATTCCGCGGCTACCCGCTGCACTACGCTCTTCCAGTCGCCCGCTGTCTCCTGCCGGAACAGTCGGGTTGACGGGTACCACGGACTATCAGCTCGCTCCAGCAGCCAACGCCAGTCCGGAGCGTAGGGCAGCATCAGCCACGTAGGGCGCCCCATCGCTCCCGCCAGGTGCGCGATGCCAGTATCCACCGTCACCAGTAAATCAAGCTCGTTCAACAGCGCCGCTGTATGTGTCCAGTCCGTGATGCCGGCGCCGAGATCGACCACGCCCGCGGGACACTCCACGTCGATCCCGAGCGAGTAAAACTGCACTCCCGGCACCTGCCACAGCGGCGAGAGGCCCGAGAGGTCGGTGATTGAGCGGTTAGCGTCGTTCGCGTGCTCCGGGTTGCCGCGCCACACGATGCCGACCTTCCGCCCGTCGCCGGCCAAGTTGGCCTTCCCCTTCGCTCCCAGGTAGGGCGCCGCGGGGATGCTCTCCAGCGTCAACCCCAAGAGGTGGGGGAGCGAGAGCAAAGATGTATGGTGGTCAAACCGATACGGCAGGTCGCCCGCTGGCGTTTGCGCGTAGACCGTCGCGTCTACCTGCCCGTGTAAGAGCGGCACCAGAGCTTCCGGAACTTCCAACAGCACCCGGGCCGCTTGCGCCTGCTCTTTGGCCCGCTGCACGAGCCGCACGAATTGAAAGGTGTCTCCGGCGCCCTGCTCGCACCAGAGGAGCAACGTGCCCCCCGGGAGCGGCGCCCCGGTCCATTCCGGCTGCAGGGTTCGCACCCGCCGCATCCGGTTGACCTTCCCCCACTCGTAATCTGCCCAGCCGCCCGCGAAGTCACCGAGCACCAGGCGGACCCCGGAGCGGTTCCAGTGTGCCGCGGGGCAGCCGGGACCAAGCTGTAACGCCCGATCGAGAGCGGCCAACGCTGCCGGATAGTCGCCCATCCGCGCCAGCACGCCGCCGTATACCGCCCAACCGCCGACGCACTGCGGATCGAGCGCGACTACCAGGGAGCACGCTTCCGCCGCTCCCTGGTAGTCGCCAGCCTCGCCCAACACCGTTGCGAGCCCCAACAGCGCCCGAAGGTCCTGCGGGTCCTGCGCGAGTGCCGCGCGATAGCTGTCAATGGTGCTCATCAGGGTCGCGCGATGCCCAGATCGATCCCGTAGACGAACGACGGAGAGGTTCCGCCGAGAGTGGCGAGAGCGCGGATATACCGCTTGCTCGTCTCCACCGTCTCGAACCCGAGGCCGGTCGCCGTGAGCCGGTCGAACACCACGAGATCGTTGTAGGTGGTGTTGTCGTCGCTCTCCTGGATCTTCACGTCCAGCGTGGGAGAGGTCCCGCCCACGGTGCCGACGCGCAACCGCGCCTTCAGCCCGCGCCGGGGAGTGCCCGTCTTCAGATCGAGCCCGGTACCGGTGAAGGTGGCCGTTTTGGTCACATCCGCCTGCAGGATTGCGTTCGCATCATACATTGGAACTGGTTTCCTTTCGCCGGAAACAGCGCCGGCTCGCTCCGCGAAGGAGCGAGCCGGCTAAAGAGACACTGCAGGATGGATCAGGCGAGCTTGATCTCGAAGATCCGCCCGACGGCCCGCGTGTGCGCCTGGTAGAGCCCCACGGCCCAATCGATCACCGTGCGGTAGGTCACGCCGTTGTTCAGCAGGCCGAGGTCACGCACCGCCGAGGAGAGGTCCTCGAACTGCCAGCCGAACAGCCCTTCCTCGCCGTAGCGGACCGCGTAGAGGCTCGTATAGGTGCTGGCACCGTCCACGCCAGAGGTGTCTTCCGTGGTGGTGATGATCCGGGTGGACTGATCCTTCTTCCGCCCGATGTCCCGCACCACGGCACCCTTATACGTCTCGACGGTGCGGTCGAAAGCGTCCCGGTCGGTCGCAAAGCCGGAGCCGGCGCCGAGGATGCGGATCGCACGAGCGAAGCGCCGATGCAGCGTGTCGTTCATGTAGATCACCACGCCGTTCCCGTCCGGAGCGCCCAGGTAGGACAGGAGCGTGTCCACCAACTCGATGAAGTTGTTCGCCGTGGTCGCCGTCATCGCCGTGGTCATGTCCACCGCGCCGCCGTCGATCTTCAGCTCGCTCTCGCACCCGTAGAGGGTCGGGTTGTCGAGCCGCGCCCGCAGCCCAACCGGCGCGTTCACGTCGCCCGCCGTGTGGGTGTTGTTGATGAAGATGTTGTTGAAGTCGTAGGCCACCGCGCGGAGATACGCTTCCAGCCGCACGCCGCGCGGGTCCTGAATGGCGTTCTCGTCTTCCACGAGGCGCTTGTCGGTGTCGATCTGGTTGCGGATCATGTACGCCTGCGCCTGGTAGGCTTTGGGCGTGGCGGTCACCGTCACCGGCTCGCCGTTGATCTGCTCCCAGTTCACATCGGGAAGGCTGTCACCCTCGAACCGGACGCCGTTCGCGATGAGCGTCTTCCGGTTGACGAGCGGGATGTCCGTGAGCACGCTCCCCGCGGCGAGCAGGGAGTAGGTGATGCGCCTGACGAGCGGATCGTTGCTCATCATCGCATACTGCGGCAGGGTAAGTGCGCTGCTGTCCACAGCCATAGAGATTGTCTCCCTGTTCAGGCAGGTTCGCTGCCGGTATCTATGTAAGGCCCCTCGCGGAGCGTTACGCCAACGTCATGAGCGCCCGCACTACCGGCTCCGGCAGATGGGGCGAGTTAACCGCCGCGTCGATCAAGTGAGCGATGGCGAGCCGTGCCTGTTCGTCAGGATCCGCCACGCCGCACGCCTTCAGATGAGCCGCCACGGCAGCGACCACTTTGCCAGCGGTGCGGCCCGTCACCGCTTGAACACCTCGCTCCATCCGGGGATGTGCTTCGGGTCGAGCTTCTTCTCCCCGCCCCGGCGATCGCTGGCGCCGTTTCCAGCCCCGCCACCGCCGCCGTCACCCGCTCCGAGCAGATACGGGTTGTCCTTCACGAGCTGTGCGATCAGCGCCGGGATGTTCTCCGGCTCGCCGTCTTTGTCGAAGGTGATGTCGTCCCGGATCAGCTTGTAGGCTACGCCAGGATTGACGACCTTCGCGAGCGCCGCCGCCTTCTCCGCTTCGGCCTTCGCGACACGAACCTGACTGCCGGTCACCTTCGCTTCCGCTGCCTCGGCACGCTGCTTCAGCTTCTCGGCTTCCGTCAGGTTGGCGTCGTCGATCTCCTTCAACCGCTTCTCGGCGTCCGCTGCCTTCTTGCGGTTGGACGCGGCCTCGTCGCGGAGCTGCTTGACGTAAGCCTCGTCGTAGGTCTTCGGCTGTGCGGGCGGGTCGCTGTTGGGCGCCGGATCTGCCGGCGGGTTCCCAGGTGGCGGATCGTCGGGCCCGAAGTAGACGCCGCGGAACTGATCGCTGATCTTCATACTCGTTGCTCCCGCCGGCACCTGGCCGGCATTGGGTGTGGGGATCTACCCCGGATGTGAGAACAGGCCCGCCCCACCTGGGAGCGAGCCTGCCGTAAGGGAAAGCTGGTTGTGCGGAATTCCGCTAGTAGTGGAAAAGCGCCGGTTAGGCCGGCTCGTAAGTCGCTTTGAAGATGTCAGGCTTGCAGGGGTAGAACTCGCCCTTCACGCCTTTGATGATCCAGTCGCCAATGCTGCCCACCATCACACCTTCGAGCGTGCTGATAAGCAATTCGGCCGGACCGCCATCCTGTTGCCCGTAGACCGCTTTGCCCCCGTTGGAGTTGATCCAGGCGTCAATGGCAGGAAGGTCCATGTAGGAGTTGATCTGCTGTGCCTCGATCACTACCGGCTTCTTGCGGAACATCATCGCCGCTACTCCACAGCCGGAGTGAAGTCCACGTAGAACTCCGCGCCCAGGTCGAACTGCGAGACAGCCTCGGCGTTCACGCACGCGAGTTCGATGGAGCCGCCTGGAGTGGCCGCGTAGAACTTCTTGTTCTCCTCGCTGCCGTTCATCACAGGTGCCAGCCGAATGACCTGCACCTCTTTGATCCCACTCCAGCCTGGACGGCGGGTAATCTCGGTGACTTTGAACTTGGCTCGAACCATTTCTCTACTCCTCGCCTAGAATGTCGCGCAAACTCCGCTCCGTGCGCGTCGGTCCCCAATCGGGGTGATCGTGATACTTCACCACGTCGTCAAGCTGGATCTTGCCTGCCTGCCACGCCTCGTATTTGGCGGGTCCGAGGATCTTCCGCTGTGCGTCGGCCGGCTGCTTCCGTAGCCACGCCTCGCCCGTTTCGCGCTGCGGTCGCCGGTCGGGAATGGTCGGGTCACCGAGGATCTCTCCCAGGCTCTTCGTCACAGGAAGCGGCACGCATCGGCAATTTACGTGAGATCCGAACGGCGTGGTAAGCGGGAACGTCTTGCCGTCCATCGCGAGGCACACGGCGCACGTCCGAAGCTGCCGGGATGCCGTCCACCGCCACCGCTCGCATACGTCGGGGTTGGCGCCAAAGCTTTCGATGTTGGCCGCTCGGTAGGCGCGGAGCGTTTCCGTGCGGCTGATCCGCATCGCCCGCACCATATCGCCGCCCAACTCTTCCTTCACCTCGCGAGCGATCTTCTTCGCCCCGTAGCCCTGCGCCACGCCTCTCTTGAGCGTGTCCCGCACCTTCGTCGAAGCGGACGGTCCGAGTTCGTCCAGCAACTTCCGGAGCGGCGTGCCGTCCGACGTGAACCCCACGAGCTGCTGAAACGCCGCGGTCGGTACCCGGTTGAATGCGATGCCGATTACCGCTTGCGCTGCGTCCCCCGTGGCCGCTGCCAGGAGTGCCGGGGCGGCTTCCAGCCCGAGGCTAACCGCTGCTGCCTGGTTCGCCGTCACGGTGCCCGTCGCCTGGCCACTGAACCGCTCTATCTCGGCTCGCACGTCCCGCAGCAGGCTCTCAAGCCGCTCCTGCCGGTTCAACCACGAAGCGTTGACCGTCTCGCCAGCCGCCTGCGCCTCTTCGATCTGCCGGAGCGTCTCCCGCAACCGCGCGTCGATGGCCTGGTAGGCAGTGCCGTAGCTGTCCCGGATGGCTCGGAGCGCCGCGTCGTCAAGAGCTATCAGCCGCGCTCGAAACGCCCGGTTCAGTTCGTAGAGGTTGGGCATTCGACGCTATCTGCTCGCCAGTCTCACCGTCGATCACCTGCCACCAGTCGAAGGGTGAAGCGTAATCGGTTCCGGGGCTCCATCCCTGCGAAGCGAGTTGAGCCGCTTCATCTGGCGTGGCGGCGGATCCGCGGAAGTCGTTCCACCCGCCGGCGGGATAGTAGTGGTCGCCGCCAAAGGCCAGATAGCGGTTCACTTCTCCGCCCCCTCGCTGGACATCGCGACCTTCGACACCTTCCCGCAGTTCAGGCACTTCACGCAGTCGGAGAGCAGCTCCCAGTGGTTGCGCCCGCAGTGCTTGCAGGCCCAGAGCTTACCGGTTTGGCGGCGCGGTTGCAGGGTTCCCGGTCGGCGGTCGCTGCTCATCTGGGTTCGCTCCCTCTCGCCCCGCGTTGAAGTCGTCCAGGAGCTTACTGCCGAGTTCGGCGTCGGTCTCCCGCTCCTGCTGGCGCTTCTGCTCTTCCGTCTCCGGGTCGTAGCCGAGTTCCTGCAGCAGCGTGTGACGACTAACCCCGAGGTCGTTCTTGACCGCTGCCGTGTCGGCCGCTTCCTTCTCGTTCGCCGGCAGCGGATCCGGGAAGTGGATCACCACCGCGGCGCCTTTCGCCTTCCCGCCCATCTCCAGCATCCGGCGCGACACCTCGCAGAGCATCTCGCCGTAGAGCACGCGCTTGGTACCGGTCTTTTCGAGCAGCGGCCCGTAGAGTAGCTTCAGCGCCAAGCCCGAGAGCTGCCCGATGCTGTCCAGCTTGCCGGTTGCCACGCGAGGCACGCGGGTAGCTTCGAAGTAGCGATCGAGGAGCCGTTCCGCTTGGTTCTGCGAACTGGCGAGGTCGCTCTGCATCTCCAGGTTCTTGATCGTGCCCTGCGGGAGATACAGCACCTTATCGGGTCCGACTTCGAGCTGCCCCGGCACCCTGCCGCCGTGAACCGCTCCGGGGGCTGCCCGCGGGGCGCTGGCACCCTCGACCACCGGCAGAGGGTGCGCGTGGAAGCGGATGATCCTGCCGGTGTTCGTCTCCACGAAGTTGACGCTGTTGTTCAGCCCAACGACGCACGGCTCAAGATCCGAGTAGCCGTAGTAGACGTTGGGTTGGGGGAGGTTCTGGCAGTGGACGATCGGCGCCCACGGGTAAGGCCACATCACCACCGGTCCCACCTGCGTAAAGGTGTTGCCCCGCTCCCGGCTCTCATACTCGGTGATGCTCCACCGCTGGCGCTCCGGCGTGCCCTCGTTGTAGAAGACGGTCCGCTTCACCACGGGCTCGTTGCCCTGGCTCGCTCCCGTGGTCCGCTGGTAGACGAACGCCCGCTCGCACTCGATGTCATCCTCTTCCCAGATCACATCGACGTCGGCGGTATCCATCACCACCACGCGGGGATACTCCGGCCGCGGCACCAAACGCAAGAACACGTCGCCGCATACCCCGCCGTTGATGCCGAGGTTCATCAGCGTGGTGGCGAACCGGTTGGCCTTCCACGCCTTATCTAGCCAGCGGTCGGCTTCCGTCTCTGCGCCGTCCGTCTCGGTTTCGAGCTCGAACTTCACGCCCTCGGGAAAGAGGAACGCCACGCCTTTGTTGACCACCACCTGGCCGAGCGGGATCAGGCAGTTGTCATCGAAGTCGCCGGGTGCCACCTTCAGCGGCTTGGGCAGGTTGCCCTCGTAGGCTTCCCAGGCGGCTTTGATGCGGCATCGCCGCTCGTGGTTTGCCTGAACCGCTTCTTCGATTAGGGTGAGTTCAACCATTAGTTAGAAGCGGAAGGGGTGGGGCGGGAAGTGTGAGACCTTACCCGCCCCGTTCAGAGCGGTCGGACTGGATTTTCAAACGCGCTCTGAAAACTTGACTGCCGGTCACCGTAGCTAATGAGAATGCCTACTATGAAGACCTTTTTCGTTATCAGCTACTCTTCGCCCCAATCGTCAGGACGAAGCACGAACCCTGCTCCGGCTTCTCTCCTGCTAGTCCCGCCGTGCCGAGTGTCGGGGTTTGTGGACACAGTAACACCACGCCCAATCGGTATGCCCTGCCCGCTTGTCTTCCTGGTTCATCTCGTCTCCCCCTCTGCTCTTACCTGTAGATCCCCGGGCCGTAGCTGATGCCGTCCACCGCCAGGCCGCTCGCCACGTAGCGGAGCGCGTCCAGCCGGTGATAGGTGCTCTTGTCCACGATCAGCCCTTCGATGGCGTTGCCGCTCGGGTCTAGCTTGAACCGATACGACCCCAGTTCATCGACCAGGCCGGAACAGGATCGAAACACGAATAGCCGCTTGGTTTTGAACAGCCCATAGGGACGATCAATCCCAGCGAGAACATCACTGACATAAGGAGCCAGCACAGGCACGCCAGCAGCGCCCCAGTCCATCCGCTGCTGTGTTTCGGACGGCGCACCGCCAAGCCAGCTAACGACGTGCTCATTCTTCGCCAGTTCCAACGCTTCCGCTGCGTGTTCATCGGTCGATTTCCCACCCGAGAGCGATTCCCGGTAAACGTAGAAGGCGCCGGTTTGCGGGTTCTCCGCTACCCAGATCAGCGCGGTATGAACCGCGCCGAAGTCCACTCCCACATACCGCGGCCAGTGCGCCGGCAGCTCGAAGTCGTCAATGACGTGGAACGCATCATCGAAGCAGTCGTAAACGAGGCCCGCGGGCTTGGAGAGGAGCCCGCGGTAGAACATATCGAAGCGCCACTTCGGCATTGAAGCCTTCGCGCGTTCGTATTCTTCCTGGCTGAACTGCGGGTTGCTCGTGCTGGCGAACTGGATGACGTCGAAGTCGGTGCTGCCCCTCTGCCACTTGTCGAACACGTCGCTCTTCAACCAGCCCAGGTTATACGGCGTCGTGGTGCCCAGCACGCGCCCTCTGGACAGCGACAGGCGCCGAAGCACAGCTTCCCACGTCTCAACGGTGAAGCTGTCCTGGCCGCATTCGTCCAGCCACGCTGCTTTTGCCGTCGCGCTTTCGAGCCCGCCTTTTGCGACGGCTGAACGCAGGATGATGCGCCCATACATCACGTCATCGGCGTTCTTCGCCTGGAACTGGCCCGTGTCGGGGTTCTTCAGTTCGATGACGCCGTTAGCAGCCCAATACTTCCCGATGCCCAGCTTATACTCGAAGACTTCCCGCATCTCGGGAAGCATCTTCAGCTTGAACAGGTCATAGGAAGCGGTTACCGCTATGTAGTCGTTCGCCTCGCCGGTTCGCTGCGTGTTGCGGATCTCATTCCACAGTCACCAGGGACCGAACGAAGTTTTGCCGGATTGTGTCCCTGCCAACACGAACACAAACCGACGTTGGGAGCGCCACGCTTTCGCCTGTCCAGTGTGGGGATGAAGATGCGGCTGTCCAGCACTATCCATCGTCACCAGTTGCTGCTTCATCGGCTTCGGGTTCCGCGGGGAGATGGACGGTGACTTCACGGACGGCGATTGGCCCGCTGGCAGGACCGCTGATCTCTTGACGATCCACGAACAGGCGATAGTGCTTGCCTAGGTTTAGGAGCGCCGCTTGAGCGCAGTGGAATTCAACCACGCGATTCCCGGCTTTGTCCCAACTGATCTTCTTGACCAGTCGCATCAAACCGGCTTTACGGAGCCCTGCGAGGTCTACCGTGCCGTCGTCTTTGATGAAGTCAACGTGTGCCGCTTTGGCCTGCTCCGTCAGCCTGGCGAGCACTTCGCGGGACGAAAGGGAGAGCGCTTCTAGCCGTTCGTCTATCGCGGCCCGCACTTCAGGTTTTTTCAGGCACTCGTACCCGGCCTGTCCGGAGCGTCCGTTGTAGCCCGCCAGCCGCGCCGCTTCGGTCGCGTTGCCGTTCGCCGCGCCGATGTAGTGGTCAACGAAGAGACGCTGTTTTCCCGAGAGCCCAGCGTAAGAGCTATCCTGTTCCGTCGCCGGTTCGCTCATAACGTCTCATTCATTATCCCAACACCGCGAGGCACCGCCGATACCGCCGCAGTCGATCGTCCGCCCCGTTCACGCCCCCGTTGATGCGCCGGGTGATGTCGTCAAACCGGTTGGCGTCGGCCAAAGCGTTGAGCCCGTGTTCCCGCCAGTAGAGGCCAGCGATCCGAAAGCCACCTCGAGGAGAAGCAGCGAGCGACGGGTCCGCAATCAAGTCGATGCCGAGCAACTCCCCGTAACGCTCATAGTTCGCCCGTCCGGTAAGCTGCAGTGGTCCGCGCCCCCGGAACTTGAAGCCGTCGCCCGGGTGGACGTTGTCGAGATCCTTCCGGCCTTCGTAACGCTGCTGCGCCGGCGTCGGTCCCCACTTCTCGGACCAATGCTTCAGGTCGGCGCTCTCGTGGCCGATTTGGGCGAGGAACGCCGCGGCCCGCCTGGTGGTGAAGCTGATCTCAAACTCCGTCATCGCGGCTTGCAGAGGCACGAGGTAACCCTGCGCTCGCGAGAGGGGGAGATGCGGCATACACTCCAGCAGTTGCGTGAGTGAGACGGCCATCAGGCAGCCTTTACGCGCTTCGTCAGCGTGCCTTCCAGATCGTAGGTGTCGCCGGAGAGCTTGGCACCGCGAATGTTCAGCGGCGTGGGCACGCCCGTCTTTGCCATCAGGAGCGTTTGGTACACCTGATACAGCAGGGCGAGCTTCTTACTGCGAGAGAGCGCGTAAAGGATCACTACGTCCGTCATTGTCTTACCTCGCGAGATGGAGAGCCCACTGCACTACTTGCTGCACCCACGGCACCGAACCCAAGAGCGCCGTTGTGGCTGCGATCACTACCGGACGGGGAGCGTAGATCACCAGGCGCCGGGTGAACGGTCCCTGCTCAATGCTGAACACCTGCCCTATCTTCGGCGGGACTAGCGACACCGAGAACGCCAGCTTGCACCACGTCCGCGGTTCCGGCACCGTCTCAATCGGGTTGCCGTCCACATCGAAGAGCTGCGTCGGCTTCTTCCTGTGCCCGCCGCCAGAGAAGTAGGGATTGAGCATAAGAGCAGCAGAGACGCCAAAAGGCGACGGCTTCCGTATCAGGGAAACCGCCGCCTTCTGTTGGGCGAGGAGAGATGAGCGAGATGAACAACCAACGTCCAACGAACAAACGTCCACTGAAGATCGCTGCGTCACTCAAGTGGCTATCGCTGATGAGACGAAGAGCCACCGCCATTATTGTGCGTGATGCGCGACACGAACGTCAAGCTGGCAGGCGATTATTTTTCTAATGCCTGTTTGCTAGAAGGTGTCTTTAGCGCACGCCTCGGCATATTCGTCCATCTGCGCGAAGTGAACCGCCTCGATCTCTGGTTCCCGTGCGCCGATCTCTGCGCCTACCTTCTCGATCTGCTCCCAGGTGTTCGGCCGTCGCCGGTCTTTGCTGTCCCGCTCTCGCAGCATCCCGGCCTTCTCTTTCACTAGTGCCGTCAGCTTCTCCACGATCACCGGACGGGGCGCGTCGGGTCCGTGCTTACGCAGGAAGTGACGGTAGTAGCCAACACATGCTGAACTGCACGCTCGGTATTCACCTTTGACGGCTCGCCACGGTTGGCGCTGAAACGCTTTGCCGCACCACGCACACACGCACCAAACGCGTTTCTTCAACGCGTTGGAAATCCTCTGGCGAGTTTCAGTCGGCATAGGCTTACCTGCACGGGCAGCCGCCGACGCATCAATGGCTGCCTGCGGCATCGGCAATTTATTGCAGCCGGAAAACAAACCAACGCGAAGGTCCATTCTTCGCTGCTGCGACATCGAACGCTTCGTGATGCCATATTGCTTCATCAGCCGCTCGACAACCCACCGGCGCAATCCTGTCGATCTGCACACTCCTTCCACGGATAGCCCGCGAACGCAGTAAAGCTCGGTGAGCACTCCCGACGACACAACTGCATCCTCGTCAATCTCCATCATTCTCCCCCTTCTTCTTCCAGCATCGCCAGGCGCCGGCCCTTACCGCCCGCTTTCTTCCGCAAGCGCCGGTTCTCTTCGCGCAACTCCTCGATCACGGCGTTCGTTGCCTCTTTGATCGTCTCCCACTCTTCCGGCGAGAGGTAGCCGCGCCGCGCCGCCCACTCCTGCAACCTGATTTCCGGAACTTCCTTCGCCAGCGCCGCGTGATCCCGGTACCCCTTCACCGCTGGGAGTTGCGACTTGGCGAGGAGTTCGCCCGCTTCCCGCGCCATCGCCGGGCTCTCACTCCATCCCGTCGTAATCCCCGGCACGATGACCACCCCGTTTCCGTTGCCTCGCGTGCCCACCGTGAGCTTCCAGGCGGAAATTGCGATGACGAAGAGGCGTTCGTGTGTAGGTTCGCTCATCAATAGTCTCCGAAGATCCACACCGGCTGCGCCCCGCGATCATTTTCCCTGCAGGTGTACCAGCACATCGGGAAATCCACATCCACCCCTTCTGGCGTAGGCCCGTAACGCACCCACGCTTCAGAGAGGCTGACTTCGTCAGCCAGTATCCCTGCGTCGTCAGCTATGAGTTCCGCTGCCCACTCCCGGCTGTAGCCGCGTCGAGAGATCACCGTCAGGTCGGGGGTGAACGGAACCGGCTCGTCAAAGGTCCGGTCGAATACTCGTGCCATCTCAATCCTCTCCCTTCCGCGCCAACGTGCTCCGGTTCGCCACCGCCCCCGGCTCATACGGCCCGATGTCGTCCGTGTCCAGCCCGTAAGCGTTCGGTCCGATGGGTCGCCGCGCCGGCGCGTTCACCACATCTTCCGGCGTCACCATCTGCCCGCGGATGCTCGCCTTATCCGCATACCGGACCACGCCGAGCTTCATCATCCGCCCCTGCTCCATCTGCGTCTCGCTGAACACCGCTTCCTCGACCACGTTGCGGAACACGGGTGTACCCGGCGCGTGGTTCGGCGGTCCCTTCACACAGCCGATGATGAAGCCTGCCTGCCGGTGCGGATCCGCCATCTCCGCTTCGTCGTCGGCCATCTTGTCGAGGAGCCGCTTGACGAGCTCCATCTTCTCCCACGCTCGCTGCTGGTGCGTGCGGACGGACTGCGGCGTGATCTTAAGCTCAATGGCGATGTCGCCGATCACCATATCCGCCGCCAGGAGCCGCACCACTTCCGACTGCCGCTCCGAGAGCCCTGCCGCTTTGATGAGCGGCTCTAACGGTGTGTGGATCATTTGCCCGTTCCCCCCGTTAGCTCCCGGAACCGATACATGAACGCCAACCTGGTATAGTCCGGCCCCCACGCCTGAATACGAGCCGGAAGCGGCTCAATGCCCGTCAGGCTGTCCCATCGCGGTAGGTTGCCGTTCCCCATCAGATCCCGTGCTTCCGTAGCCAGCAGGATCTCATCTGCCCGGTGAACGGACTCCGGCATCCCGTGAACCCATCTATCCGGCGGCTCCAACCCGAACCGCTCCGTGACCGCCAGCATCACGTAACCTTCGGACAGCCGGTAGTTCATCATCGAACTGTGCCGCTTGATCGGTCGCGGCAGGTCACCGATGTAGGCTTCCGCCGCATCGTGGAGCAGTCCCCACAGCGCATCTTCCGGAGCGCACACCTGCGACACCATTACGCTGTGTTGCGCCACGCTGTAGAAGTCTCGCGTGTGCCCGCCGAACCGGCAGATGCGAGAAAGAGCCCCCGCAATGTCTTCGATGTGGATCTCCTCGGGTCGCGGGTCGAACGGGTAGAACCGCCGCCCGTCCCCCACCTGCATCCAATCCCCCACGCGTTCCGCTGTGCTCATCTCGCTGCCTGCTCCTTCGCTCGCTGTTGCGCCTCGCGCCGGCGCCGGTAGGTGTTCCGCTGGTTGCGTGCCCTGCGCTCCCGCTGGTAACGCTCCCACTCCTCTTTTTCAGGGTCCGACACCTCTGCGGGTTCCGGCTTGTGGAACAACGCTCGCTCTTCATCCGTGATGGCTTCCACCGGTGCGCCGTCATCCGTGCCGTCCCGCACCGCCCGTAGGATCTGCTCCTTATTCCACGGCCAGTGGCCCACCGCCGCCGCGATGGTGGTGAGTTCCGCTTCCGTCGCCCCTGTGATGTCGGCCAACTCCTTCCACACCCACGTATCGCGAGCGTAGATCCGTCCATCCGGATAGAGCAGCGCCACCCCCGCAATCACGCCTGCCAACGCCTCGCGCCGCCGCCTGATTGCTGCGTTCCGGCCTTCGTGAGTGGTCAGCGCGGCGAGTTGCCCCCGCTTGGAGTGAACCTGCTGCTCGTCGGTGCCCAGTAGAACGTGCATCGTCGTTACTCCCCGAACAGAGCGCCCGCGAGGGAACGCTGCGTCGACATCGCTTCGGCCCGCTTCAGGTTGCGAACCGCCTGCCGGAAGTAGCTCGGCTTCAACTCCCCACCGATGAACCGCCGGCCGAAGCGCACCGCCTGGTACCCCTCGCTCCCGATGCCGGCGAACGGCGAGAGGATCAGGTCGCCAGGGTTCGACCACAGCTTCAGGGACCGCTCGATCACGCCGAGCTGCAGCGGGCACAGGTGGCGCTCGTCGTTCGTGTCCCGCGCCTGCGACACGTTGAGCACGTCCGTCTCCGCGATGCCGTCCCCGTCCGGAGCGAAGTCAGCGGCATACCATACCGGACGCGCCCAACGGATCCACTCGTCCTGCGAGATCCACCCGTCCGGGTTCCCATACTTGTCGCTGATGCCGGCGCGGATCGGTTCGGGGTTGTCCCCGGGCGCCCGGAACTGCAGCAGGTAGTCGGCCATCGCCATATGCATATGGGCGCTGTCCGTCGCGAGCGTCTTGAACAACAGCCCGCGGTCCTTCGTGCGGATCGCCTTCAACTGCGGGTTCTTGTCGATCGCTACCTCGCCGTAGTAGTGCCAGCCGGCATCTTCGAACGCGCGGATCGTGGCGCCGCGGAAGTCTTTCATCCCTGCGTGGCCGTCTTTCCCCACGAACGAGAGCGCCTGGGTGAGATGGACGGAGCAGGAACGCCCCGGCATCGTCACGCGCAGGAGCTCCGGGATCAGGAACCGGAAGTGGGACAGCATCTCCTCGAACGACGCGCAGTTGCCGATGTCGTGCGGGGAGTTGGTGTAGACATACATCGACGGGAAGGGGGGAGAGAACACCGAGTGCCCGACGCTCCCCGTCTTGAGCTCCACGAGCGTCTTGCAGCTATCGCCGAGCAGCAGATCCCATCCGGTACCGGACGCCTTACCCTCGGTGTATTCCATCTCTTCCCGGGCGCTCGCCGCGGCGCACGTCAGATCAGTAAGTCCGATCAGTTCACTCATCATCTCCACTGCTTGCTGCTCCTTCCGTTCGATGTTCCGGACGATCGGCCCGTCCGCTTCACTCGTCACCACATGCACCGTTACCGGCCGCTTCTGCCCGAACCGATAGCACCGCCTGACGGCCTGGTAATACTTCTCGTAGCTGTTCCCCAGGCCGCTGAATACCACGTCCGCGCAGTGCTGAAAGTTCATCCCAAACCCGATCAGGGATGGCTTTGAAATGAGAACGGGTCGATCCCCTCGGAGCCAGGAAAGAACTCTTCGTTCCTTCTCGTCCGAGGACAACGACCCGTAGATGGAGATAGCACTGTCGCCCAGTGCTTCCGCTAGTGCGTCCTGCTCGTCATTTAGCTCGCACCAGATAATCCACGGCTTTCCGGAGCCGTTCAGGGTCGTCTTTGAACTTACCGATGCCCATGTTGCATCCGCCGCAGAGGAGCCCTCGGACAACTCCGGTTGCGTGGCAGTGATCGACATGGAGTTGATGTCCCCGCTTGTCGGCCTGCTCTGCGCCACAGATAGCGCACCGTCCGCCCTGTTGCTCAAGCAGTGCGTCGTACTCGGAGCTTCCAATTCCGAACTCCGCTTTGAGCCGCCCGTCGCGCTTGGCTGACTTGTCTCGGTTCCTAGAGTGCTGTTTGCACTTCTCGCGGAACTCTGCGTCGGCTGCGTATCGTTCCCGACGTTCCCTATTTCGCTTTTCAGCGTTGGCACGTCGGTACTCTTGATACTTCTCTTTGTTGGCCTCGTAGTAGGCTTGCATGTATTCCCGGTTCTCTTCGGGAGTTCGATTACTGGCACGGACTCGTGCCCGCACTTCGGGGTCAGTGCGATACTTCTCTCGTTGTCTTGCGGCGTATTCTGGTTTCCACATACATCAATTTTACCTCCGCAGGCGTCAGTTAGGCCCGAAGAAGTTACGATGTTAACCGTCAGCCACACCCGAGCGGCCAGCGTCTCCCGGCGCACCCGGCGCTGCTCCGCGATGCCACGGGCTTCCGCCTGAAACAGCGCGTCGGTCGGTGCGCCCGTATCAACGACGTGCTGCACGTAGGTGATCGGCGGGAGCGTGTACCCGTCAGCCGGGTAGCCCAGATCGGCCGGCGTCCGCACCGCGAGCGCCCACGTTGCCACCCAGCGCCAGAAGTCTTCCCGGGCGTGACCCTTCAGCCGCCATTTGTGCGTCGTGTTGCCGTCCTGCGTGAACCAGAGCGAGAGGATCTCGTCTCCCCGCATCACGCCGAGGAACTCCGCGTGATTGATGAGCTCCTGGTGATCGTTCGGCGCCGGCGTGGCCGTGCAGGCGAGACGGAACGGGATGCGCTCCGCAAACTCCGTGATGGCCTTCCGCACCGTGCCATCACCCTTCAGGATGCTGCTCTCGTCCAGCACGATCCCACCGAACGCTGCCGGCTGGAAGTGCTGCAGCAGGTCGTAGTTGGTGACGTTCACGCCCTCTCGCACGTCTTCCATTCGCCGGCACACCGTTACCGGGATGCCGAACTTCTCGCCCTCGGCCTGCGTTTGCCGCGCCACCGCGAGTGGCGCGAAGATCAATACCGGCGCGTCGACGTGGTCCGCTACCTGTGCCGCCCATTCGAGCTGCTGTGCGGTCTTTCCGAGCCCGCAGTCCTCGAACAGCGCCGCACACCCACGCCGGAGTGCCCACCGCACCACGGGCCGCTGCCACTCGTAAAGGTGCGCCCCCAACTGCTCCGGCTCGATCAGGAAGCCGGTCGGCACCGCCGCCTTCCGCTTCCGCTGTAGGAATGCCTCGTAGTCCTTCATCTCGCCCCGCCTTTCAGCCACGTCTCCGCGTCTATCGCCTGGTTGCGGAGCGACAGCCAATACTCCGCGTCCGTCTCCTGCGTTAGGGTCCGCTCCAGGTTGCCGCGCATCGTCCCCACTTCCATCTCCAGCGCCTCTAACCGCTCCGTGTCTCCCGCCGCACAGCCGTTCCGCCACTTCTCCGCGGCCTGTTCCCGGCGCTTGATGATCCGCCGGCACTCGGCGATGTGGCGAGAACGAAACGTCACCGCGCCGTTCACCAACTCCCGCGGACCGTGCAGTCGCGGCATCTTGAACGAGGGAGCTTTCTCCTTCGGCTCCGGTGCCAATGTCTCCAGTTCCGCATCAGCGAAGAGGCTCATTTCGTCACCTGCCCCGCGTGCCGTCGCCTGGCGTATTCCGCTAGCAGTAAAGCCTCGCTGAAGTCGGGCCGGCGCTTCGCCAACTCGCCGCGCATCTGCGGAAACAACTCCATCGCCCGCGCTCGGCTCGCTCTCTTGTCGTGCAGGATCAACCGGAACTCTTTCTTCCACACGGACGGCAGTGCAATCTCGTGGGGGATGCAGTAAGCGGACAGAATGCCCTTCCACAACCCCCAATGCCTCCCGATGGTGAGCGCACTCGTGTTGCTCTCGCCGGGCTTCGTGTAGATGTCTTCGAGCACGCAGAACGCCGGCTCCGGCAGCGGACGGCTCGGACTGAATGTCGCGAGCAAATGCGGAACAGTGTTGTTGAACCGCTTCAGTAACTCGCACATCATTCCGTCGTTCATCTTCTCGCCGCGCTTGGCACGGTAAGCGGGAACATCGTGCAGCATGATCGTGTCACCGTCGATCACCGCCACGGCGCCACTGACTCCGGGGTCTATGCCTATCCATATCATCCCTGTTCGCTCCTCTCCAGCCCGTTGATAATCTCGCCCCACAGGTCGAGGAATTCGTAACTATCCGCCGCCGCCCACTCGATCAGCGCGGCTTGCATCTCACTCCATCGCTGTTCACTCGCCCGCGTCTTCTCGTGGAGTTCCCAATACCGGGGATGCTCCGGGTTCTCGCACAGGTAGCGGTTCCGCTCATCCACGCGCAGGTATTGAGCGTAGAGCGCGTTCCACATCGCCCGCGCCTCGTTGCGCTCGCCGGCCGTCAAACCAGCGCAAAGGGATCGTGGATCTCCGGCGCCTCGATCGAGGTATTGGTTCGTGAGCCACGCCCGCAGGTAGCGCCAACGTAGCGGGTGCGGAGCGATTGCCGGATCGCTTCCGCCTGTCCCCGCAACCGGAGCCGCTCCGTGTGCGCCGCCAACCACTCCACTCCCGTTGTCTCCGGCGCCGGCTGCTCCAACGTCGCCGCCAGGGCGTCCAGCAGCCCCGTCACCTGCGTTAGCCGCGCTTCCAGGCGCGACCGGCTGAACAGCGCCGGGTCCCGGCTGATCCGATGGAGCCACGCTGTAAGCGACCGAAGGTAAGCGGATGACGGCTCCGGGTAGTGGCACGCTGCATTGAGCCGCGCTTGCCGCCAGGAGCCCGGTTCCGGCGAGGCTGGCGCCGTGGGCTTCATCCACTTGGGCGCCGGCTTCCGGCTGAAGTCCAATCGCATCGTCGAGGCTCCAATCAGTCGGCAGCTCCTCGTCACCGGGGAAGAGGGGAAGGGACGGCGCGATGGTCCGCTTGGCGTAGGCTTTCGTGTGCCACCGCGGATCAAGCACCACGAACAGCCCGCGGTCGGAGTTCGAGCGGATCAGCCGGCCGAACCCCTGCTGCACGTCCCGCACGACGCGCGGCAGGCTGTAACGCTGGAAGGAAGCCATCTTCCCGTGCTTCGCGTCGATGCGCTGGCAGCGGGCTTTGACGAGCGGCGCATCCGGTTGCGGGAACGGGAACGCGACCAACACCACGCAGGAGAGAGCGGCGCCGCTGATGTCCACGCCCGTCCAGAAGCTCTTGTTGCCGAGCAGGACGGACGGCTCCGAGCGGAACTCCGAGACGAGCAGGTCCTTCGACATGTCCCCCTGGCAGAGCAGCGGGTAAGGGCACACCGGGTACAACCGCTTCTTGACTTCGGACAGGTCGAAGTTGGACGTGAAGAGCACAAAAGTTCGCCCGCCCGTCCAGTCCACAATCCGCAGGATCTCATCCGTCAGCGCGTCGTGGTAATCGCTCGTGTTCTCGGCTGACTTCACCGGGATCGTCCGCGGGTAGTAGCCCCGCACCTGCTCCCGGTAGTTGAAAGGCGACGCGGCCCGCAACGTCTCCACGTCGAACTGACCCAGACCAAACTCCTCGCACACTGCCGAGAAGGAGCCGCCGACCGAGAGCGTGGCGCTCGTCAGGATCACGCTGGACAGGTCCCGGAACATCCGCCGGAAGATCGGCGCCGTCTCGGCAGGCTTGCTGTGCAGCGTGACGTGGCGCTTCCCGTCGCGCTCCCGGCTCTTCGTCACCTCGGCGTAGCGAACGGGCGGGTCAGGGTTGGGGATGCGTCCGGTAGCATTGCAACGATCGCATTCCGGGTGCGGATCCCATTGCCCCCAGCAATCACACCGGATCGTCGGCTCTTCGAACATCTCCCGCAGCCCGCCGATCATCCCGTCGATGCCGCTCTTCAGCATCCGGAGCGCCCGCAGCATCTCCTCGGACGGGTTGCACGTCGCCGCTGCCCGATGGATCGCGACCTGAATGGGCTTGAGCACCGTCACCAGCTCTTCCATCCGGCGTTCGGCCTGCGCCAGCACGTCTTCCGGGAACTCTTCCCAGAGCTGCTCTTCCTTCGGCGCCCCGCGGAAGCAGGAGAAGAAGGCATCGGCGGCGTCTTCGATCCGGACCATATCCGGCTTCCAATCGATGTCCAGCTTGAGCGCCTTCAACTGCCGCAGGAGCTTCTGCACGAACCGCCGCGGCTGCCCCTGGCGGATCTCCAGGCCGTAGACGGACTGCACGATGTCAGGCAGCGTGTGCGCTTCGTCGGCAATGTAGAAGCGATGCTCCGGGAGTAGCCGGATGCCCACGCGCTCGAACACGTAGCTGTCTAGGGCCGCGTAGTGGTGGTTAGCGACGATGATGTCCGCGTCCGCTACCTTCTGCCGCGCGGCCATATAGGCACAGGTTCCGGAGTGCTCACACTTGGCGCCCGTGCAGGAGTCATCTCCGGAGAAGTCAGCCCATACAAAATCAGGCACGGGCCGCTTCACGGTGGCTTTGTTGCCGTCCCAGGTGCGCCCGGTGAAATCGCCGAGAAGCTGTTCCGCAGTGATGAGCTGCTCGGATGGCTCCAGCTTCGCCTTCTGATCCTGCACGAAGCTGATCGTGTTTCGCTCGCAGAAATAGTTGCCCCGGCCCTTCGCAATGGCGAATTTGATCGGGTGCCCGAGGATCGCTTCTAGCGCCGGCAGATCCTTCCGGATGAGCTGTTCCTGTAGGCTGATCGTCTCCGTCGATACCAGCACCTTCTGACCGCTCTCAATGGCCGGCACGAGGTAGGCATACGACTTTCCGGTCCCGGTCCCCGCTTCGATCAACGCTACCCGCTCGTCTTGCTGATCGTTCAGCATCCGCTCCACGAGGTCAGCCATCTGCTGTTGTGACGGTCGCGGCTCGTAGCCGCTGAAACGCTGCGCGAGAAGCCCGTCTCGCCCGAACACTCGTTCGCTCACTGGTGGACGCTGTGTGGTTGTCTCTGTCGCTGTTGCTGTGCTCATCTCTGCTTCTCGATCTCGTCTATCCACCGGAACAGGAGTTCAGGGATCTGCGGCACTACGGCGTTTCCGAGCCCTTTAAGTCGCTCCACCCGTCCGGATAGCCCATTAACCACTCGACCCACGTCGGGTTCAACTGCCCACCAATCGCAGTGCGTAGGTTCTCCCCGCCGTCGCGCCCCGAACAGCCCGGCCCGCCCGTCCCGTCGCTCTTGGTCGGCGTTGGCAGCATCCCCATTGCCCCCGTGTGCTTGTCGGGGCGACCTGTTAGCGGTAGCGAAAGGTCGCCCCGTCCCCCTCGATCCGCATCCGATGAGCGAGGCGTCGGAAGCAAAGATAGGATCGCTGCCGTTTGCAGCCCGCACGTCGAATACTTCTGGATCCGGCGCATTCCCGCTTCCAGTCCCTCTGCATTCGAGTCCCTCGCGTCGGGAGTAGGCCACAATCCAGAGCCGCTCACGTCGATGCGGGGCACCGAGGGCGCAAGCCGGAATACTGATCGTCGCAACGGTGTAACCGAGATCTTCCAGGTGAGATAGCACGCCGTCGAGTGCCAGCTTTCGTAGGCCAGGCACATTCTCACCAACAACCCAACGGGGCCGCTTGGCAGCGATGACACGAGCCATTTCCGGCCAGAGATAGCGGTCATCCGCTGTGCCTCGCTGCTCCCCGGCAACACTGAAAGGCTGGCAGGGGAACCCTCCACAAATAAGGTCAACTGGCTCAAGCTCATCTCCGCTTACTTCTCGAATGTCACCGTGCCGCTGCACGTCAGGCCAGTGCTTCGCTAGAACTCGCCGGCACCAGGGATCGATCTCCACTTGCCACTTCACACAGTCCCAACCCCAAACTCGGCTCGCTGCCAGGTCGAAACCGCCAATACCGGCGAACAGGCTGCCAACTCTCATCTCAAACCAACTTGTTCCTAGTAGAAGGTCTATTTGTTCCTAGCAGACCCCTGTTTTGTTCCTATCTGACTTCCTTACAATTACGCACGGTTTTTACCCGTGTTCCTAGTGTTCCTAGTGTTCCTAGTGGTTTTCTCTATACGCGCGAGACAAATTCAGAGAGTGTCCCGGCCCTTTAGATTGCCTTTAGTTTTCCCTCTCTCGCTCCGTCCCTTAGGGTGTGTTTCTGCTAGGAACACTAGGAACACTAGGAACACGTGCCTGGAATGTAACGATTTAGATAGGAACATTGGTAGGAACACGCTAGGAACACGGCTCGTTTTCGACCAGTTCGAGGGCGTCAAACGCCGAACGTCGGATCGCTACCATCCGGGGCGACTTCCCCGGCGCCAGATACACGCGATTGGTGAACGCACCCGGCAAACAGTCCAGCCAGCCGGCTTCACGCCACTCTCCGAGGATGCTGTCAGGGTGCGGGTATCCCAACTCGGTGAGCACCTTCCGGAGCACGGTCGGATAGAAAGCGATGAACGGCCAGTCTTCGGTATCGTCCCAACGGCCCGACATCTCTGCAGGTCCGCTCTGTTGCCCGTTGAAGTAGTTGCTGCCGGTGCGCCCGTGAAACGTCTTCTCGTGAGAGTCGACCCAGGAGCGCACGTCTTCCAGCGCCCGCCGTCCCCCGGCTGCGTCCGACGCTTCCGCCGCCACTTCCGGCCAGATCTCCAGCATCGGGTTCTTGAACGGCCCGAGCTCCGGCAGCGCCAGGTGAGCGAGTTCACCCGCCAGCGTTACCAGCGCCGCGTAAGAGGCCAGGCGTCCCGCTTCCGCGGTTCCCGGGTCGGCGCCGTAGAACGTCACCCATTCCTCGTAGCGCGTGCGCCACTCTTCCCATTTGTCCCGGTGCTTCATCAGCCAGGAAAGGAAGCGGATAGCGGCGTGTCCGTAGTTGCGGCACAGCGCCCCGTTCAACCGCTTCGCGAGCGGCCCGAACGTCTCCGGCTCCCGCTTACCGAACGGCAACCCGCGGATGGTCAACACCCTGGTTCGGGTTCCGCCGTCCTGCGTGAATGACGTCGCCGGCTGCTCCCCGGTGGAAAGAACCACAGTGCGAGAGTGCAGCGTGGCACCGATGCCTTTGATGGTCCCGCGCCCGCGCCCGCGCCCGAAACACACCTGATAGATGATCTCCGCGATGTCCGCGGGCTTTCGGCACTGCTTGGTATCGTCCAGGATCACCGGAGCGCCGCTGCATACGTGTGCCACCCGCTCGAGGTACACCCGCGTGGAGTTCCAGTGATGGAGCAGCGTTGACGGTGCGTTCTCGTTCGGGTTTCCCCACACGGAAGCAGCGAGCCGGAGCGAAGTCGTCTTGCCGGTGGACGTGGAGTGCGAGAGGTCAACGACGAAGTTCGGCACGTCGAAGAGGTCCAACAGCGGCGCACAGAACCCGGCGTAGAACATCGTCGCGATGCGCGGGTAGGGCAGGAGCTCCTTCACGGCCTGCGCCCAGAGCTGGTAGCTGCCGGCGGATCCGAACGCTTCGACAATCTGCGCTTCGCCGTCTCCTACCCCGTGGAACATCACGCGGTCCGGACGCCACTGCTCCGGATGCTCTTCGTCCAGTGCCGAGGTCGCTTCTGCTACTCCATCCGGCAGGATCAGCGTGGCGCCGCAGAGGAACGGCGCTTCGTTCGCCGGCTTGCCCTGCCAGCCGAGATGGTTGGAATACCGGGCACACACCAGCGAGCGACGGTTGGCGGTTTCGAGGTCCGAGATGTAGTCCGCTACGTCTTTCGCGTTCCGCTCTTTGAACGGGAAGCCGGCCTTCGCCAGCAGCGGCAGTTGCCGGGACACCATCGCGAGGTCGCGGTCTACCAGGCGGAAACACCAGTTCTCTCCGGGATGCCGCCAGGCCAGCAGGAGCTTCTCATCAGCGGTCAGAGTGTCCCGGCAGCGAGCTGCAATCAGGATCGGCGCTGCGGCGATGGTTGCCATTGCGCTCCCGCCGCCTTCCGTCTCCACGATCTTGCACGTCGCGCCTTCCTTCAGGCCGTAGCCGTGCGGCACGATGGCAAGCGGAACCGGGCACTCGTCTAGGAACTCCCCGGCAAGTCGCGGCTTCGGTTCGCCCTCTTCGGCCGGCTCTTCCCGCGGCGCCACCTTATCGAGGCCCACTTTCAAATCCGTGAGCGAGACGTATTTGCGGATGTCCGCGAGGAGCCGCTGCCAGTTCGCCGGGTCCCACTGCCGGATCTGCGCGAGCGCCGTAGCGTTCTTAAGTTCGAAGATGATGCCCCGGTCCGTCTTCAGGTCGAGGACGGCCTGACGGGCGATGATGAGCGGGTCCGGTTCATCCGGGGCGTGCTTGCCGTTGGCTCCCGGCGTGGCGAGCGTGATGGGCCGCGCGACTTCCCACGGTTCCCGGGCGACCTGGCTGTAAGCCTGATCGAGCGCGTTGACGCATTCGTCCCACTCGTAGACCCGCTCGAACGCCGGTACCCGTCCGTGGTAGGACTGGAGCGCCGTCTCCGCTTCCGGATGGCTGTAGAGGTTGTCCCGAAGCTGACACGCCAGCCAGAGGCCCGCCGGATTGCGGCCTTCAGCGCGGCAGCGATCGAGCGCGCGGACGATCAGCGTCTCGGCGTCTACCCGGCTGTTCCTGGTCACCACAGCCCTGTTAGCGGCGACGTTACGGCGCTCCAGTTCCGGCTCGGCCACGTTAGGGAAGGTGAACGGATCCAACCACTCGCCCGCGTTCAGTTCCGTGTGCGGAATGGCGCCGGCAGGATGCGCCGGTAGGTAATACATCCGGCTCGCGTCCTTACATACCGGATCGGTGTGACCGCCACCGAGAGCGGTGACGAGGTTCCGGTGGACGCGCGGCCAGTCTTCGGCTTTGACCGCTTCCTTCAGTGGGAACACGGCACGGAAGCGCGGCCGCGCGGTAGTGTGCGAGTAGCTGGTGTAGACGAGATAGGTGTAAGGGCTCCACAACTCGGCAAACGCATCCCAGTGCGTGCCGTCGTCGAAGTCCATCACGAGCAGGTAGAGGGAGTGGACGTTCTCCTTCTTGCGAAGCGTGTTCTTCTTGTAGAGCGCGGGAGAGAACAGCGGACCGTCCTTCTCGTCTCGTTCTTCGTGGGTAAGCAGCAGCGCCGCCACGCGCTCCCACGGCAGCGCCTTTTGAGCCGGCTTGGTGTCCTGCTTGTGGGCGAAGGTGGCGAGCCAGATTAGGGTTTCAGGTGACGGCATTTCGGTGTAGAACCTAGCAAGATGCAGCGTCGGATAATTTCGCTACTAGTGCAATTCGCGGGAGAGGTATTGCCGGGGAAGGGTCCGCCCCGGCTCGGATGCGTGCGCTACTCCTCGTCCCAGTCGGGCTCGGGAGCGGCAGGAGCGGCCGGCGGCTTGGGAGCCTTCGGCTTCGCGGGCTCGGTAGCCGGAGCGGCAGGCGCTTCCTCGGCGTCGTCGAACCGGCTGGACAGCTTCACGTTGGCCTCTTTGAACGGCAGGAAGCCGGTGATCTTGTCCGTGAACTCGCCGGCGATGGCATTGCCCTTCGCGTCCTTCTTGGCTACGTGCGTGATCTGCAGCCGGAGCTTCTTGCCCACGTAGGGATCCAGCGAAAAGTTCTGCAGGTCTTCGTCTGCGATGTCTTTCGTGGGGTCGATCCCGAATGCCATCAGGAGCCCGAAGATCCGGCCCTTCGCGTGCAGGCTCGGCTTCGTCCACACCGTCATCCTGCGCGGCTTTCCCTCGGCGTCTTCGACCTGCGTCTCAAACGCCAGCCTCACCTGCAGGCCGAACTCCTGGTGACGATCGGGAGCCCACTCCACGAACTGCGCTTTCCACGTTCCCGCCGGGTGCATCTCGTAGGCTGGCTTCCGGGTCCATTCCAGTTCCATCGTCGTCTCGCTCATTTCGGTTCAAGTCCTTTCACGTCACACTGTCACGCTCGGAGCCGATGCCCCGATGCGGCGCCCCGGAGTCGAACCGGGGAAACCACTCGCCGCGCCGCCGTCTCTCTGGCTGTCAGGCACCGCTCCGGCTGGCGATTTCGCTCGTCAAATAGCCGCTGAACATCCCGTAGAGCGACCATAGATCCCCGTTGTTATCGAGGAGCGTTTCGCATACATCGGCGATCATCTGGAGATCGTCTCTGGTGTCGTCGCCGCCTTCGTCGCAATCAGCGCGGAGCTCACGGGCAACGCCTTCGATGGCTTTGAGCTTGAGCCGGAGTTCCTTCTCCATCACGCCACTCCCAGAGCGGCGACGGCCTTCAATGCGTCGAACTCGTCGCGGTAACGCTGGTGATCGATGGCGGCTTCGTTCCGGCGCTGTTTCGCTCGCCGCACCGCTTCCCGCTGGCCCATCGTCTCCATCAGCACGATGGCTTCCCGCTGCTCGACGTTCGTCTTGCCCTCGAACCCCTGCATGTGCCGCGCCGCTTCGGCTCGCTTGAGCTCCAACAGCGCATCTTGGTAGCTCTGCTCGCAGGCAATGAGCGTGCGGTTCATCGTCGCGATGGCATCCGGACACGCGAGCAGCGAGTTGACGATGGTGGTCTTCACAGCGTCACCTCTTCTCCGCGCGCGCGGGCGAGTGCTCGCTCCGACTTGTCGAGTGCCGAACGGATCGCTTCGTCAGTCGAGAACCCGGAGCGCAGAACGCCGTCTAGTTCTTCCAGTGCTGCCAGCAGATCCGGAGCGGCTGCGATCAGGTGCGCGTTCGCCATGTTCTCTGCCGAAGTGATGCCCTCGATGTTTTCGGAATGCTGAAGGTAAGCGACGTCGCCGCGGTATGTTGGACCGCTTGTCGCGATCTCGATGGGCTTCGCTCCCAGGTGTTCGATCACGTGGATTCGCCACGGTCCCGGCGTGTGTTTCTCGTTCATCCGATCCACCCCCACGCCCACGCGAGGAGCGTTCCGAACGCTACGCCCGCCAGCACGAGACAGGCGATGATGCCGACCACCCAGAAGCAGAGGACGCGCCAGTCCGCAACGAACGCCTCGGCGCTGTCCGGTCGCGCGTCGTAAGCCATCATCACCACGGGGCGGCCGAACAGCTCTTCGTCGCTCGGATCTTCGCTGTCGTGGTATTCCACGGGGATCGTGAGCCCGCGCAGCTCGTCGCTCTCGCGTGCCGGGTCCCGGTAGGTGTTCGGCGCGATGGCTTGCGGGGCGTGGGCGCTCTGGTTGTGGCCGCACGGCGCGAACCACGCGTAGGGGTCCCAGTGGTCCGCTCGCGTCCGCATCTCGCTCGCCCAGAACTGGTATTCACAGCCGCGATGGGCACACTTCCACATCACGGACGGGTTGAGCGCCCATCGAGGCAGGAGAGGGATGAAGGGCTCGGTGCAACTCACAGCGCCACCTCGCCCGCTTCCGCCGCAGCGATGGCCCGGTCGAGAACGGAGAGCACCTCATCCTTCGTGCGGTCCGGCGCGTCGTTGAATGAAGGGATCGTCAGTTCTCCGCACTTGTCCAGGATCACGCCTTCCGCTGCGTCGAATAGGCCGCGGTCACGAGATGCCCGTCTCAGTGCGCCTTCCATACAGAAGCACGTCGCATCTTCTCGTGCAGGGCTGATGGTCGTGCCGACTGCATCCCGAGCGTATGCCCCCTGCGTCCAGCCGACTTCAGCGATCAGCCGCCGCGCCTCTCGCAGCACGGCAACGACGGGGTTGTCCTGCTGGGGCTCGGCTGCTACTTGCGCCGACAAAGCATCGTCGTGTATCATCGGGATCTCCATTGAACTCCCTGCGCTGCGCCCGCCAAGACTGCAGCCGGGGAGTTTTTGCGTGTGGTTAGCCGGCCAGAGTGCCGGAAGAGTTGAGTGCCGCCCTGATTGCGGCGAGGTCGTTGGGGCCGTAGCCCGTGAGCGTGTTGCCGCTCGGCGTGGTGATCCGCACTTCCCGGCGTCCGTAGGCGCTCATCCGAGCTTCGACGCGGTAGGCTGGCGGTAGCTGGTGGCCGACCGGGTACCACCGATGCGCGTGGTGGCGGTGCGTGATCGCTCGCTCGCCGGGGATCAACGTTGCGGACTGCTCGGAAGCCGCGTTCATCCGCGCCAGGTGCCGCGTGCCGGGGGAGTAGCGCATCATTGCCAGGCCGCCTCGAAGCGGACCACAACCGGCGGCGTGATGTGCTGCGGGGAGCGGAACTCGCCGCACTGCGCGTCGATCCGGTGGCACTCGTAGCTGCCCCAGGCTTGCGTCATAGCGGCCGTGACGCGGAGTAGAAGCTGCTCGGTTTCCATCGGCGTGGCGTCGTTGATGACGCGCTGGACTTCGGAGCCGCCCTCGGTGCGCGTGATGGTGATGGTAGCCATCAGGCGGCGCTCCCGACACAGGCGAGTTCAGCCTGCTTGGCCGCGATGGCAGCGTTCAGTCGCTCCTCGTAGGTGTCCCAAAACCCGGCAGGAGCCTTATCCGGGTTCCGCTCGCGCTTCCAGAGGGTAGTTCGGTCGATCTGCAACAGGTCGGCAAACCCAACCTGGGAGATCCCTGCCCTCTCGCGCCGCTTGATTAGCTCGTTCGCTTGGTGCATAAGCCCTCTGCCTGCCATCTTTCCGTGCAGGTAGGTAGCTTATAACACCAGTGGTAATAGCACGTCAACACCGTTGTCGGAATATTTGGTGTCCCAAGCAAGAAATATGTTTGAGCCCCAATCCGGTGGTGGAAGTATCGACAACAGTGCTGTTGACGGGCAGTCACCAGTGCGGTATACATTCACTGTGTCCGCTGTAGTGAACCGCGGACGGGAGAACGAGCGATGCTAGACGACCTGAATATTGGCGTCCAACCGGAGCGTATCCGCCGAGCTGTAGAAGCTACTGGCGGTAGCACCGTCTCTGTGGCCAGGAGCATTGGGCTCCATCAGAGCACGCTCCAGCAGTGGATGTCGGGCGAGAAAACCCCGAGTGCCCGGAACTTGGCGCTGTTGGCGAAGGTCACCGGCTACTCGGTTGGGTACTTCTTCGGGGAAGACGACGGCGTGCCCGCGGAGATCCGCCACTATGCCGAGATCGGTAGGCAGGTGTCGGAGATGATGATGAGCCGCCAGCGCCCTAATTCACCCGCTGCCTGCGCCTAGTGAGCGTGGACAGGTGAGCGGTGATCAGTAAGGCGTGCGGCCCGCTTCAGTGGGCTCTCTTCGTGCCGGTAAACAGTTGATGTCTCTACGAGCAGTCAAGCCGCATTCAGCGTTTGCCGAACAGTTAGGCATCTGCTCGCTACAGGCACCCACTGGTTTCTGCTCTGGCAAGCCGGTTTACTCGGCAAGCAACTAGAATTAGTGAACATGTGTTTGCGTTTTCGGGAGGTGACGTGCCTCGTGGTACCGAACGTGACGGCCCCGGATTGCGGGGGGAACGTGCCTGCGAGGTCGCGATGTTACCCGAAGTCGAATCCTACTTACAGAAGCTTGCCGACGAAGGCAAAGCACCCGCCACGGTGCGCGTCTACGGGATGGCGCTCAAGCGGTTTACCGGCTGGTTAGCCGACCGTCCCCCTACCGGCGCGAACGTGAACGCCTACGTGCGCTACCTGCAAACAGAACTCGCCCTGCGCCCCCGCACGATCCGCCCCGCGATGGCAGCGGTCAGAGGCTACCTCGGATGGATGCAGGACACCGGACAGATTACCGGCGCCCCGCTCAAGATCAAGCTGCCGGCTTTGGACGCCCCGGACTCCTACTGCCCCACCGACGCCGAGATGGAGCGGATCTGGCGCTGTGTCGAGGAACTCCCGCAGAAGACGGCCCATCAGGTGTTCGTGCGCCGGAGAACGCTCACGGTGTTGGCGCTGATCGCTTGGGCCGGGTTGCGACACTCCGAGCTGCAAGCCCTCGAATTGGGTGATATCGATCTGCCGGCGCGTCGGCTGCGGATCCGCTGCGGGAAGGGCTCCAAGACGGACTGGCTCCCGCTTTCGAGCCCTGACCTGCGGGACTACCTGGCCGAGTGGCTGAAGGTCCGCGAGGCGTGGGCAGCGAAACACCAGCCCGTGCCGCCGGTAGACGTGGCGCTGCTTCCGACCGACCGGGCGCGGAAGTGGGGAGACGCCGGAAACCGGGCGATGTGGGATTGGATCAACCGCACCGTCAAGCCCGCGAAGCGCATCACCGACCACTGCCTGCGCCGCTACTACGGGACCACGCTCAACCGCCGCGGCGTGTCCCTGGCCGATACGTCCCGGCTGATGCGTCACAGCAACATCGCGAGCACGCTGGACTATCTCAAGTGGGACAATGCCAGCATCGCAGAAGGCGCCGCGAAGATGGGGCGTGGCGCGGTTCACCCTACCGAGCCGGAGCCGAAACCGCCGCCGCCGCCGAATTCACCCCCGCGAGTAGAGAGTAAGCCAGAGGACCGCCGCGCGTGGTTGAGGCAGCGAAGGAAGGGATAGGATATGCCAAAGGAACCGTTGACCGCTTACCTGGTCAAGCTGACGGAAGCGAGCGAGGTAGTGGAGCGCCTGCGCGTTCACCTCGCTCGGCAGATGCGGCCGGATCATCCGGAGCTCGTCAACTGGCTGGACGTGGAGAAAGCGGATCAGGCGGGAGAGAGCCTGCGAGCCGTCGCTAGAACCCTCGGCGTGGACGTGCCGTAGACGCAAAAAGAGCCCGGGTACCAGTTGGTACCCGGGCTCTTTGATGGATGGGCGTTGGGCGTTAGGTGTTAGGCCGTGGTCGCCCGCGTCACCGCTCCCGTTACGGTCGCCTCGCCTTCGGTCTTCGTCGCGGCGTCGTTGTCAGTGCTGGTGATCATCTTCACGTCGTAGACGTAGCCCTCGCCTGCGGGCAGGAGCTTGGCCGCACCCGACTTCAGCACGATGGTGACCGCTCCCGTGTTCGCGTTCGTGACCGTGAGCGAGCAGAGCGAACCTGCGCTCGCCGGAACCCCGTTGATGTAGACCGCGCCGGCCGTCTCTTCGATCTGGAGTAGCGACTTTTCATCCGAGTCAGTCCGCTTCAGCTTCACCGTGAAGTAGAGCTTCTGCCGGCCGACCAGCGAACCGATGCCCACGAGAGGGATGGTGACCTTATCCGCTTGCCGGATGTTGATCGTATCGCCCGCCAGCACGTCGGCAATCTGCGCTGCCGTCATAGTGAGCGTGCGCGATGAGTAACCCCAGATGTCCGCTGCACTCGCCCCACCGCCCCCGCCACCGTCCGCGAGCGCCTCTCCGGTGCTGCCGGCCGTCTCGTGGTCCGCTGCCGTTTCGTCCCACACGGCATCTGCGATGGCTCCCACGGTCGGCGGCGCGGTGTAGTCGCTGGCCTTCAGCGGCGCGTAATCCGGCTGCGAGGCGTCCAGCTTCACCCGCTCGCCGCTCCCCAGTGAGACAGTCCCTGTGATGGTGCGGGACACTGCAGCCCATACTGCCGCTGCGTTCTCGGCTGCCGTGGCGATGGCGTTCGCGAGGTTGTCCAGGTAGCCCGCCCGAGTAGCTGTAAGCCGGTCCAGAAGCGTCGTCACGCCCGCGCTGTCGGAGATGGCAGATAGAGTGCGGGTAGCGTATTCCCAGACCCCCTGCGCCGTCAGGGTGCTGCGAGAGCTAACCGCGGCGTCGATCCGGGAGAGCCCGAGCCCCGCCGCGTCGGCCGGGTCATAGGCCACGAGCGGATGATACGCTCCAATCACCACCATACCGGTTGCGGTCCCCTCGATCACCACATCAGCGGACCCGCTTGCGAACGCTGCGTCCTGCGGGTCTACCCGGTAGTAGCCGTCTCCCAAGTGGAAAAGCCCACCGTCGTTGTGCGCCGAGTTTGCCCCGGCCAGGTCGTTGAGCGCCGTGAGTGCTACGCGGGCCGCGCCCTGGCGCCGGTAGTAGAGCGCGAGGCCGGAAGTAGCCGCCACCACTCCCGTCTCCGGGGTGCCGTCCGTGCTGTCTACGATCCGGATGGTGACGCTCTGATCTGTGCTGCCGAGTTTGATCGCTCTCATAGCTGCGCTCCCACGTAGAGTCCGTCCTGTATCATTCGGGGCAGCAATCGGCCGCTGCTCGGCGTATACAGCACCATCAAGAACAAATCGGTGAGCCGTGTGACTACCGCGTTAGCTTCCACGGCGCCGGCTTCGACCGCATCCACCGCTGCGCCCGTCCAGGCGGCGCCCGTCGCCGGGTCCGTCTCGGCGATGAGGTGGAGTGTCGCGCCGGCAGCGTCGAAAGCCGTGGTGTTGAGCGTGCTGCCACCGGAAACCAGCCGCAGGTTCCAGGCGTTGGTGTCGGCTCCGTTTTGGGCGATCAACCCTACGGCCCGCACCGCCAACACGCTCCCCGCGATCCCGGCCGTGGCGAGGCTCTGGAAGCCAAACCGCGCCACCTCGCCCGCCGTTCCCGTGGATGCCACACGGGTTCCAGTCGTTGTCGGGATGTTGTTGATCTGGGTGTAGTCGCTGGCGCCCGTGCCCGCGGTCCACTGCATCGGCGTGCCGTTGGCGTCGGGGATGCATACGCCGACGGAGCCGAACACGAAGGCTGCCGTGTCGATCACATAGCGGTCATAGTAAAAATCAACCGAGTTGCCGTTGCGGTTGTTCGTCTTGCCGAACCGCGCCCCGGAGTGGTTGCCGGTGCCCTGGTTGGCGCTGCCGGAGAGCTCCGTCACGCCGTTGATCCGCAACTCATACGGCGACGGGTTGCCCGTGCTGGACAGCACGCCGATGGTGTACCAGGTGCCGGTGGCGAGCACCGTGGCGCCGGTCGCCACGAGGGCAACGCTGGTGTTGTAGACCGCCAGCCGGCCCGCGGCGTTAATCCGGACTTCCAGCTTGACCCCGGAGATGCCGGAAACCATCAGGCAGATCGGTTCGTCGCCGCTCGCCGGCAGCGTGTCCACCCGGAACCGGAAGCTGGTATAGTGGGTGGCGTTGACGCTAGTGGTGGACTGCCGCCCCTGTGCGTCGAGTGCGCGGACGCTGGCAAACCCGGTGCCGGTGGTAGTCGGGTTGGCACGCAGGGCATAGCCACCCGTTTCCGAGACGGTGGACTGCACGCCCACCGCCCCGGAAGTGCCTTCCAACTCCGCCGAATCCCCGGTGAGAAAGCCGCCGAAGTTGACGAGAGCCATGGCGTTAGCTCAACCCCAGTTCGAGGATCGGATAGGCGTTCGCCTCGAACGTGAGCACGACATATGAGAACTCGTTCGGGAGATACCACTCCCGGATGTCCGCTGCTACGATCTCCGCTGCTGGCTCTGCCCCGTGCTCGCTGACGAGCTGTTGCAGCTCGCCGCGTGTCCGCACGAAGTCGGTTGGGAATTCCCCGTCTACGAGCCGGATGCCGTTCTCGCCTACGTCGCTGCTCTGTAGCATTGCCGTTGCCTTTCGTCCGAACACCCCGCGGGATTGCGGGGAAGAGGTTAGCCGGTGCGGTACCACCGGGCGGAAACGCTATCCCAGGTGAGATGGATCGCACGCAGCGCCCCAATGACACAGGAAGCGCCGTCCGCTACGTTCGAAGTCCCCGCCGCGGCCATCGTGATCGTGTTCGTCGCCTCGATGTTAAACAGCGTCAACTCCTGGCCGTCCACCGTGCCCGCGGTCAGGATTACGCCCGTCGCGGCGCCGGCCGATGCCGAGAGCCGCTTGTTCTTGCCACCGGTCGGCAGGGTGATCGTGTTGCCCGTGGCGACGTTCTGCACCGTGGCGACCGGCGAGGAAGTGAGCCCCGCGAGGATGACGGTGGAGACGCGCACGGTGCTGCCAGTGCTCTCGCTCCCTCGCCGCAGGATGTCCGTGCCGTCGCCGTAAACCTCGCCCTGATACCCCTGCGTGATCGCTACGCCTGCACCGCTCGCCGTCTTCACCGTGATGCTGAACGCGCCGGAGCTCGCGTTGATGATGAGCCAACGTTTTGCCCACGTCGGCAGGATAACGTCAATGTCGCCCGTCAGCGTGCCGTTCAGGTAGAGCAGCGGGTTGCGGGCTTCCGTGCTCGTCAGCGTGATGTCAGCGGACCCGGAGCAGTCCTTCAGCAGCATCCCGGCAAAGGCTACTTCGATCGCATCCGCCGCCGCGTTCAGGTCGGCGTCGTCCAGCGCGTCCCCATCCGCGTAGTCGTTCTTGAGCCCCAGCGTTGCGGTTGCCATCCTACCCCCTTACCCGGAAGCCGTCACCGATCAGCGTGATGCCGACGCGCCCATACGGCACCCACTCGCCGCTGTCCATCGTGCCGGCGTGGTGCGGTTCGCTCTTCGCGGGACCGACTTGCGAGCCTGGTGAGTGAGCGATGGTGCGAGCGCGTCTCTCCCCCTCTTTAAGTATGCGGTTCACTTCGGTTGGTCGCACTTAAGTTTTCTCCAAATAGGGTTGACTGTCTATTCCGGTTGCGGTATATTTTGGTCGTAGGCAGGAACGACGAACGAGGAGAGACGAGATGAGCAACCCGACCACCGCCCCGACCGAAACTTGCGCCTTCTGCGGCTTGACCGTGCCGACCGAAACCGCCGTAGAGTTCGGCTGGGCGCCCAACTTTTACGTAGGCGACGAGAGCGCGGACAAAGCCGCCTGTGCCATCTGCGCCGACCACAAGCTGCGCTACGATACCGAAACAATGGAGTGGGAGCTGATCGAAGATGCCAAAGCCCAGAACTGGAACTACGGACGGAGCCTGTGAAGCCTAACCGCCTAACCGTCGCTGAAGCCGCTGCCCGTCTCGGATTGTCTCCGAGGCGGGTCCGCGCATTGATCCACGCGAAAACCAACCCGCTACCTGCTACCCGCGAGGAGACGCCCCGCGGCCCCGTCTACTGGCTCAAGCCCGCCGATGTGGACGCCTGGAAGGCGCTACCGAGCGGACGGCCTCGCCGCCTACTAGAAGTCCAGGAACTACAACAAGAAGGAGACTGTAGCAGTGAACCAGAGACCACTGACGACGAATGAGATCCTGATGGCAACGAGCCTGCACCGACTATTGCTCGTCATTGACGCCGAGAACAACTCCCTGGGGATGGATGACGACGAAAAGGTCGCGCTTGCCATTCAGGTCGCTCATGCCTTCGAGCAAGCCCGCGCTGCGCTCGATGCCTGTGGCTGGACGCCCGAACCGGAAAGAGGTACAACGCCCCTACTATGAATTCCACTACTAGCGAAATTCGGCAGAAGGGCACGCGCGGGAGACGGCCCGACCTCAACAAGTTGCAGTTCGTCTCGCTCGGCTTGCGGCCCGCTCAACGCGAGTGGCTCCGGCGCTGGCGAAGCAACCCCGACCAGGAGCCGCCCGCGCCTGGCAGCGAAGACGACAACCCGACGCAGCAACTCCAAATGCTGATCGACTACGCGATGCGGTTCTTTCCGGACGGCAACGCGTTCCATTCGTGGCCGCGAGACGAGAAGGGCCGCTTTGCCGTGCGGCAGAAGGGAGAGGGTGAGTGAGCGAATACCAACGAGGCTCCCGCGCCGCCTGTGAGATGAACGAGCAATTAGAGCCCTGCCCGTTCTGCGGCGGAACGGAACTCCAGAGCGCCCCGTGGGCAACCGATGCGATCCGCTGCGTCAAGTGCGGCGCCACGGGTCCAGAGATCAGGATGGGCGATCCCGCGCCAGCGTGGAACGCTCGCGCTACGTCAACCGCTGCAGCCCCGCCTTCGTCTCCATCTCCAGTAGCCCCTGTTGACGCTGGCCGCTGTGCTCCATCGTCAGGATGACACACTCCGTTCCGTCCGGTGCGTCGACGCCCTGGAACCCGTAGAGGGCAACCCGGTCGCGGCGAGAGCGCCGGAAGTCGATGGGAACGCTGTAGTCCGCTTCCTCGTTCAGCCGGAACTTCAACTGCGCGAGGTTCGCGGCGTGGCCCGCCAGGTAGCCGGCGGTAACCGTGCCGGGGATCTCGCGCAGGACCGTCTCCTTCCACGGACGGAAGCGGTTCGAGGTGATATCGGTTTCCGCCGACACGTCCACCGCCGAGGCAAAGACGAACTGCCCGTTCGCATCCCGCGCGTAGCAGATGACCGCCGTAGCCCCTTCCAGCGCATCCATCCGCATTGAGAGCGACTTCGGCATCTCCCGCTGATCGGTCGCTTCCGGGTCGGTTGGATCTTCCGGCACCGCGCGGAGTTCCACGTCCACGATGGCTGATGCGTAGTTCTTCGGCAGCGTGAAGAAGACGCCCGTATCATCCACGCCCACTTCGAGGTATCGCTCATCCATGATCCGGGTGAGCGTCTCCCAGGGCAGTTCCGTGATGTTGCACAGCTCGCACGGCTCTTCGGGCGAACCCGGATCAATCACCCCCGACGCGCCGTAAGCACTCCACGAGTAGTAGCTGCTGTTGAGCCCGTGCCATTCCAGGATCTCGGCGCCGGCCGCGTTCGGGGTTTGTCCGGACAGCACGCTTTGCAGGAACGGCCCCCACGGGTTCCGCCGGAGCCGCAGCGAGGCGTTCGCACACTGGAAGGTGACGACGGCTTTAGATAGCTCCTCGCCCCACGATGCGCTAATCTCCGTGATGTAGCCGGTGAACGCCGTCACGAAGTCGTCGTTCCCGTCCGAGAGCCGATACCCGAGATCGATCTCCACCTTCCGGAGCAGGAGCCCGCGCAGCTCGTTCTCTTCGTAGGCGTCGAGCTCTACCGTAAACGTAGCGGATCCGCCGGCCAGGTCCCGCGGCTTGTTGATCCGGAACGAAGTCAGCAGCGTGTCGTAAGGCGTGGTCGAGTTGTTCCCGATCGTTTGCAGCAGCGGCGCCGTCCGATACATCGCCGCATAGAGGACCGGCGAATGGTACCAGTCCCACAGCGTGCCGGTGGTGACCGCTGGCGTGAGCGTGGCCCGATATTGCTGCTGTCGCGCGAGCGGGACGCCGAGGTCCGTGAACCCCACACTGCTGTTAGAAGCCGTGCCCGTGGGCGCTTCGTAGCGGGAGCCGGTGAACGTGGCCGTAGCGGCCGCGCGGGACCGGTCCACGTAGCGGACGGCGCTGTCCCAGGTCGCCGCGTAGCTGATTAGCTGGTGGATGCCAAACGTCACCGCGCCGCCTCGCCCGCGAAGCACGATCTGCCCCGCGGAGATCGTGACCCCGCCAGGCTCGGTATACGACGCGTAGCTGTTGCCCCCGTCGAAGGAGATGAGCAGCGTGCCGCGTAGCACCCTAACCCAAATCCACGTCTCTTCCGCGTCCTGGTAGCCCCCGGAGCGCGGCGGGTTGGGCAGGCTCATCACTGCTCGCCAGGCGCCGGCCACGAACCGCATCAGGAACGCGCCGTCCTTCGTGAACTGAAGCCCGTAGGCATTGCCCAATTCGATCCGGACGAACGGTGGATAGGTCGCATAGTCCCAATCGCTCGGGGTATCGAACAAGAGCAGCGAGAACGCCACCTGCGGATTCGCCGGGTGCGGGTAGCCCCAACGGTAGGACCACGAAGTTAGGGATGCTGCCGTGTCGAGCTGCGAGATGCGCCCGATGTAACGGCCGGTAGCGAGCGCCCGGTCTTCCCACGTGCCGCTTGAAGTGGAGCCCTGCGCCGTCGTCAACGACTTCTGCACGAGGAACGCGCGGCAGCACAACCCCACCCCGGGGATGAACTCCGTAAGCGGAAAGCCGTTGGCGTCGACGGAAGGCGTGCCGGTGCCCGCGGCTTGCTCCATCACGTCATACCAGGCGGTTCCCGGTTCGATAACGATCGGGTCCCCGTGGCCTGCGTCGTAGAGCCGCACGCTGATATAGGGTTGGTCGCGCGTAACAGGCATCGGATCAATACCAGGTGAGCGGCGTTACGGCCCGCGTGATCTTCGTAAACCGGATGATCTCCGGTTGCTGGCTGCGATTGAGATACAGCAACTCCCATCGCCCATCCCCGCGCATCCGCGCCCGCCCCGCGCGTGAGAGCAGATAGGCCGCGGTTCCGGTCGCGAAAGCAGCGAGCGCCCACGCTTTGAGCAGTTCAGCGGACGTGTTAGCTGCGGATCCGGTAAGCACCCAGGCATCTTGCGCCGCTCGCAGCTCGAACGCCTGGAGACGACGCTGCAGGTAGATGCCGCTGCCGTCCAGTGCGACAATCTGGTCCCCGTTGCCGCCGGTCACGAGCGCCTGGTTGTGGATCTCGGAGAGCCCGCTGGGGTTGCGGGTGCCGCCCACTACGGTGTAATCCGCTGTGAACGCGCCCGACTTCGATAGCCCTTTGAGCTTCTTGATCCCCACCGTCGTGAGTAGGTCCGCTCCATTGCGGCAGGCAACCAGCACGCCACTGCCGGCCGTGCTCGCCTTCCCCACGGTGTTGAACGTCCAGGCGGATCCGTCCCACTCCCCGAGCGCCAGATGCGGCAGGTCGCCGTCTACCGCTCCCGTGAGCCGGCCGTGAACCATCAGCGCCACGTTGCCGCCACCCAGGTAGTCGAAATGAACGTAGCCGCCGACCGTTTGGGCTTCGGTGTAGAACTGGGTTCCGGTCGCTGCTGCCAGTGACGATTGGAACGGGACGAACACCACCGCGCCCGCGCCCGCGAGCGAGTGAGACGTTGCGGCGCCGAACGTC